GACTTTTTACCATCTGTTTTTGTTTATGATGTTTGTAGAAAGATATTTAACGATATAGGTTACCAACTTAAACCTGGTTTCTTTAATCGTCAGGAGTTTAGAGATTTAATAATGCCATCGGTACTTACTGACTTAACCGCATCTAAAGAGTTTTTAAATGATAACAGAATAAGAGCTATAGTAGGTAATACTTCATCCGTAGTACTTAGTACTCAAATAGGTAAATTTAACCTTTATACTGGCTTAGAAGACCCATTTAGTAATTGGAGTAACTTTTACTATGTAGTACCTTTCCCTAATGGCAGTTTTAGCGGTAATGCTACTATAGAGGTTACTAACTTACAATTCTTGTCTGATAATGATGTAACTTTTAAGATTAGTGAATACCAAGACTTAGTGACCTTTAACAGGGTTATTGATGAACAGACTATAACAGTTAAAAAGAACTCGCAAGAAGTAGCAACATTTGAATTGTCATTTAACAACGAACAGTTAACAGATGGTTATTTAATTCTTATAGAATGGACGTCTAGTAATAGTGGTACTTCCTTACAAGTGCTACCTAATGGCTTACAGTTCAATATAACGCCTATATCTGCACCTTTAGCAGATGGTTCTGAAATATCTATTAAGGACTTTGTTTACGACATAGACCAATCTAATTTTATTAAATCACTAGTTCAACAGTTTAACTTAGTTCACTTGACAGATGAAAGAGCTAAAACGGTAGAGTTTCTACATAGGGATGACTTTTATTTAGGTATTGAAGAAGCAGAAGACTGGACAGAGAAGCTAGACGTTAGTAAAAGACAATCTATTGAGCAGATAGACGAAAGGTTAAATAGAAGGTTAGACTTTAAGTATAAAGAAGATGATAAAGACATCTTACTAACTACCTTTAAAGACACTTGGTCAACTACATTAACAGATGATTCTGAAGAATTGTTAAACGAATTTTTAAAAGATGAAAAAACAATCGCAAATCTTCCTTTCGCTGGAAGTGTGGGAAGTGGTACTATTATCCAAAAGACAGGTGGAAGTTTATATTTGCCTCAATTAGTTAACTACTTTAGGACTCCAGATGACTCTATAGACCTACAACCTAGAATGTTAATTTACGAGGGTTTAAAAAGTGGTATATGGACATTCGAGAGTAGTGTTAAAAATAACTTCCCATCTAGCTACTTTATCAAAAAGTCTAGCGGTCAATTTGATGTGTCTTTAAGTTTTAAGAGTCTTAACGAAGTAGATAGGTCAATACAAGATAATGACAAAGGGTTAAAAGATAGGTTCTATAATGAGCAAATAAGACAGTTTAACGAGTCTAGGTTATATACTTGTTATCTAAGGTTAACAGGTGTTGATATTGTTAATTTAAACTTTAGAAAACCTAAGCTAATTAACGGAGTTTATTACTATCTTAATAAAGTAGAAGATTACAAGGCAGGAGTATACGAATCAGTTAAATGTGAACTAATACAAATAGTGTAAAAATGGCAAAAGAAGAAGTATTTTTTGGAATAAACATAGATACGGGGGAAGCGATAAAAGACTTTGGTACTCTTAAAAAACGAACAAAAGAGTTAAAAAAAGAATTAGACGGTACTAAAGTAGGCACTAAGAGGTTTAAAGAACTACAGACGGAGATAACTAAGAACCAAGGCACTATAAGACGTTTTAACCGTGAGTTAAGAGAAACTAAATCTTTAGCTACTAGAGTAGGACAAGGTGTTACTACAGCGTTTAAAAGAGTAGGCGTAGCTATGGCTGGAGCTTTTGCGGTAAGCGGTATCTTTCAAGTCGTTAAAAATGGTATTAAAACTTTCGCAGATTTCGAACAGAAAATAGCTGATGTAGGAGCAGTATCAGGAGCAACAGCGACAGAACTTAAAGAACTTGAGTTATCCGCTAGAGGTTTAGGTAAAAGCTCTATATTCACAGCTGAACAAGTAGCTGGACTACAGTTAGAATTAGCTAAGTTAGGTTTTACTACAGATGAGATTATAAGTGCTTCTGGAGGTATATTAGACTTATCTACAGCTTTCAGAATAGATTTATCACAAGCAGCTTCTGTCACAGCATCAACTCTAAGAGCTTTTGGGTTAACAGCTGATGATACTACAAATTTAACTGACTTAATGGCTGATGCGTTCTCTAGCACAGCTTTAGACATAGATAAATTCCAAGAATCAGTAAAACTAGTAGCTCCAGCTGCTAAATTAACTGGTGTAGCTGTTGAAGAAGTATCTGCTTTGCTTGGTGTTTTAGCTAATAACGGACTTAGCGGTTCAGTTGCTGGTACTCAGTTAAATAGAGTATTTATTGAACTTAATAAAAAAGGGCTTACACTTGAAGAAGCTATGATTAGGGTTAACAATGCTACCGACCCTTTTGCTGAGTCTTTAGCGTTAGTTGGAGATAGAGGTGGTAAAGCTTTAGCTATTTTCTCTACTCAACAAGAATCTTTAAAAGCTTTAAGAAAAGACTTTGCTAATGTAACAGGAGAAGCCAGTAAGCTAGCTAAAGCCTCTGGAGACACTTTAATTGGTGCTACTAAAAGACTACAATCAGCTTGGGACGAGTTTGTTTTAAGCTTATCTGAGACTGATTCCTTTATGGCTAGGATAACTAGAGGAGCAGTAGAATTAGGTACTTCGTTTTTAGAACTTATCACTGATTCAGAAGAATTAAGTGAATCAATGGAAAAGCAAAGGATAGAGCTTAACGTTTTAATATCTAGGATTACTGACGCTAATATTAAAGAAGAGGATAGAATAGATCTTATACAGCAACTAAACAAAGAGTACCCTGAGTTTTTAGGCAACTTAAACGCTGAAACAGCTACTAACGAAGAGTTAGCTATGAGATTAGGTGAAGTTAACCAAGAGATGATTAATAAAATTGCTCTTCAGTTACAAGATGAAAAATTACAAGAGAAACTTAAAAAAGCAGCTAAATTACAAAATGAGATATTTGAAGAAGAAGGTAAAATTAGAGCTAGAATCATAGAACTTAATGAAGACTATAATTTAGGGATAGCTACAACTGGAACCTCTTTTGAGAGGATGGCAAGCGCTGCTAAATCAGCTTTAGATGCTCAGACTATAATCACTGATAACTTCAAAACTGGTTTACCTACAGTAAATTCCCAAGGTAGAGCTAATGACAAATTAAGTAACTCGTTAATGTTCTTAAAAGATATTCAAGAAGACTATAACGAAGCACAACAAGAAGCAATTGACCTTCAAACGCAAAGACAAAGACTTGTTGAGTCTTTATTCGGTGGTGAAGACCCTAATGCACAAGCTGACCCTACTACTCCTGACGTAAGTACTACGGGGGATTCAAAAGCTACTAAGAAAACAGCAGAAGAGTTAGAAAAACAAAGGAAGCTTTACTTTGATCACGAAAGACTTAAGATAATGGTCTTAATGGATGGTGAAGAAAGAGAATTAGCTTTGATTGATCTTAAATACGAAAAAGAAAAGCAGAAACTCACAGAAGCTGGTCTAACAGAAGCCCAAATATTAGAAGCTAATGAGAGAGATAAGGAAGCTATAAGGCAGAAATATAGAGAGAAAGAAGAAAAAGCAGAAGATAAAAAACAAAGAGACCTTAAAAAGCTTAGAGATGCTGAAGCGAAATATGATAAAGAACAATTAAAAAAGAAAAAAGCGGACGCAGAGAAAGAAGCGGAAATTAATAACTCTAGATTTGATTCTGCGGCTAGTTTAGTTAATTCTACAATAGCTTTACTAGATAGAGATGAAAAGTCTAGAAAAAAGAACGGTAAACTCATAAAAGCTCTAGCTATTGCAGAGATTGCCATTAACACACAAAAAGCTTTAATGAATGTAGAAGTTAACGAGAAATCGCCTTTATTTTTACCTAACTTATTTACGGGAGGTTTAGCTGGTTTAACTATTGGTACTGTTCAAAAAATAGCTATAGCAGCACAAGGTATAGCAAGTGCAGGAATTGTTGCTAGCCAAAAGTTCGCTAAAGGTGGTATCTTAAGCGGTCCAAGTCATGCACAAGGCGGTATTAAAACTAATCTAGGCGAGTTAGAAGGTGGTGAAGCTGTTATTAATAAAAAGTCTACTGCTATGTTTGGCGGTGCTTTATCTGCTATAAATGAAGCAGGAGGAGGTAAGAAGTTCGCTAAAGGTGGGGTTTTAGGAGTGCCTTCGACAGTTAACACACCAGACACAACAAATAGCCAAGTACTAAGAGCAATTAACAATATTAATATTAAACCTACAGTAAGTGTGGTAGAGATTAACGACGCACAAACTAGAATATCGGAAATTCAAAACAATTCAACATTATAAAATGAGAGAAGAACTAGCAAAATTAACAGGAGTAGACAGAGAAGTTATAGATAAGCTTTTCAATGAGTTTTTAATAGATGGTCAAGCAGCTAGTAGATACATCGTTAGAAATGAATTTAAGGAAATTAAAAAAGCGCAACCTAAAAGAAGCAACCCCGATATATACTTTGAATTATCGGAAAAGTATAGAGTGAGCGAGTCTACTGTTTATAAGTGGGTGACAAATTATACACAATTTTAAAAACCGTAATTTTTTTTATTCATAATTAATACTATAATTGAGCAATATGTGGTACAACGCACAGAAAACAAACAATTTAGTAGAGGTTGACCTATTCGACGAAATCGGGGGATGGGGAATCTACGCTAAAGAATTAAAAGATGAATTATCTTCTATAATTGGAAATCCTACCGAGGAAGTAGTAGTTAACATTAACTCGCCTGGTGGTTCTGTCTTTGAGGGTATTGAAATCTATAACTATTTAAAAGGGTTGCCTAATAAAGTAACTGTAAAGATTAACAGTTTAGCTGCTAGTATCGCTACGGTTATCGCTTTAGGTGCAGATGAATTAGAGATTAGTGAAAGTGCTTTCTTTATGATTCATAACCCATGGACAATGGCAGGCGGTGAGTCTGAAGATTTAAGGAAACAAGCGGACGTACTAGACAAGATTAAAGAAACTATCTTAAACATCTATAAGAAGAACTCAAATCTATCCTTAGAGCGTTTAACTTCTTTAATGGATGAGGAAACATGGTTAACAGGTTCGGAAGCGTTAGAGTACGGATTTGCTACTAGATTAACTGAAGGAATGAATGTAGCTGCAATGGCTACTACTGAAATAGTAAATAATTTTAAAAATAAACCAAATAGCTTACAAATGGCAGAAGTACAAGAAGCAGTAGAAACTGTTGAAGAGGTAACTGTAGAAGCGACTGAACAAGTAGAAGCAGTAGAAACTGTTGAAGAAAATATTGAAGAGGTTGTTGAAGACGTTACAGAAGAAAAGGAATCTATCCTAAATAAGGTTAAGGTTTTCTTAAACAATAAATTAGGCGAAGCGTCTAACGAACTATCTGACAGATACGGTGAAGTTTCAAACGAATTAAAAGAAGCTAAAGAAGCTAACGCAGATTTAAGCAACGAAATCGAAGAGACTAGAAACGTATTAGAAGAGTCTTACAAAGCTATGAACTCTCTAAAGGATAGTATCGAAGCTAAAGAATTAGAGATTAAAGAGCTTAAGGCTAAACTATCTGAAACAGAGGGCGAAGAATTAAAGCCAGTTACAGAGGTTAAAAATGAAGTAAAAACAAAAATGTCTTTTAGAGACGTAGTAAAGAATAAATTAAATAAATAAAAATGGCATTAGATTTAGCAGGATTATCAAATTACACTTCTGAACACGCAGAAGAGTTTTTCGCAAAAGCAGTATTAAAGTCGAAGACATCGGCACAAATGAACATCCTAACAGGATTCAAACCAGGTACGCACAAGTTACCAGACTTTTCGCATGATTACGATTTGTTTCAAGACGGTTCAGCTTGTGGATTCAACGCACAAGGTGATTTAACAATTGAGCAAAGACAAATTATCGTAGAGTCTTTTAAAATCAATACTCAGTATTGTGTTAGAGACTTAGAAGCTAAGTTTACACGTCAAATCATGCCAGCGGGTCAAGAGTATGACGGTTTAGCACCAATCGAAGCAGGTTTATTAACTGAGCTTTCTAAAGGTATCGCTAAGGCTGTAGAATTAACTTTATGGAGAGGTAATAAAGCAACAGCACCGAACGCTGTATCTTCTTACGATTTAATGAATGGATTAGATAAAGTTATCGCAGATGAAACTGGTAACCTTGCATACGAAGGAGCTACAGGAGCTTTAACAATCTCTAACATTATCGGAGCAGTTGAAGAGCTTTACCAGAACTTAGGTGTAGACGCTTTTTCTGGAATTGAAGAAGAAAATGACTGGGTAGTTTTAATGGGTGAAGACAAAGTTAAGTTATACGAAAGAGCTTACAGAGATACTCACGGGGCTGTAGTTTACAACGCAGGATTCGAAAAGAGATTTGTGGACGGTACAAACATCGCTATCGAAGGTGTAGGAGGTCTTAATGGAACTGATAAACTAGTTTTAGCTAGACGTTCTAACTTAGTTTTAGCTGTTGATTTAGCTAATGAAGAGCAAGACTTAATGGTATACATGGACCAAGATATGGAAAATGTAAGGGTTAAAGGTAGATTTGCAATGGGTGTACAGTTACACTTCCCTTCTGAGGTTTCAGTAGATAACTACTAATAATAAGATTTAATAACGGGGGTCTTCGGACTCCCTTTAAAACATAATAAAATGGCAGAATGTTTAATTACAGCAGGTTGGGCGGGTCCTTCTTGCGATGAAACCTTTAATGTACCAGGTATTGAGAAGGATAAGATTTATGTAGGTAATAAATCAGAAATTGAAGCACTTACTAGCACAGTAGACGGAGAGCTTGATGGTATCACTTTTGAAGCGTCTAAAGGGCTTTTTGCTTTAACTGTACACAAAGATACAGCGTCATGGTCAGAAGAGTTACAAATCGGTGCTAACTCAGGTTATTACTATAACACTTCTTTAACTTTTAGAACTATCGACGGAGCTACTACAGTAAGAAACGCTATCGAAGATATGGTTGGAACTGCTTTAGTATTTGCAGTTAAAGACAAGAATGGAAGTTGGTTTATTATTGGAGAGACTGACGGCGTAGAATTGTCTGAGCAGACTAAAGGGTCAGGAGCAGCACCAGGAGACGACACAGGGGACGTATTGACGTTTACAGGTGTTAATAGAGGTAAAGTTAAAAAGTTCTTTAATACTGACGCAGCTACAACAGATACTACTTTAGCAGGTTACTTACTTTAATGGTTCGAAAGGCTTCCGCTTTTTTTGGGAATGGTTCGAAAGGGTTAACTATTAATAGTAAAATAAATTTAATGGTTCGAAAGGGTTAACTTTGTTTAGTAAAACTAATTTAATGGTTCGGAAAGTAGAAGTAGAATAAGAAGTAGAATACTAATAAGAAGTAGAAGTATAATATTAATATTAAGAGAGGGCGTTAAAACCCTCTTTTTTTGTATCTTAGAAAAAGTATTAAAAATATATATAATGGAAGATTTTAATAAAGAAGAAAAAGAAGTAGAGGTTTACACAGATTTAGAAACACCTACAAAAGTTTGGGTATTCAAAAACG